CGGCAGCGTCAGATGTGTATAAGAGACAGATAATATATGAATCCATTATTTAGCATGTTGGGCGGCGGCTCACCAATGGGCGGCATGATGCCTGGAATGGGCGGGGGAAACAACCCAATGCAGATGATTCAAAAGTTTATGGAATTTAAGAACAATTTCAAAGGGAACCCCCAGGAAGAAGTGCAGAAGATGCTACAATCTGGGCAGATAACTCAACAGCAGTTAGACCAAGCCCAGCAGATGGCACAGCAGTTTCAGCAGATGCTTGGAGGCATGAAAAAATAGTACATAAATCAATGCGCATGATTTTGTAAATAAATTTAAAGGAGTAAATATTTATGGAAAGTGGTTACTCTTTAGCGGACATTGCAGCCGCTACAGGAAACAATAACAGAAATGGTGACGGTATGTGGGGCGACTGGATTTGGATTATCGTTCTCTTCCTTTTTGCCGGGGGAGGCTGGGGCAATGGCTTCGGCGGCAACGGTGCAAATGGCGCGGGACTCCAGGGTCTTGCAACCAGAGCAGATATCAATGAGGGCTTTGCTTTGAATGGTATAGAAAACGGAATTAGAGGTATCCAGCAGGGTATCTGTGACAGCACATACGCACTGAACAACACTATCACCAGCGGATTCAACGGTGTTGACCGCAGCTTATGCCAGATGGGCTATCAGCTCCAGGATTGCTGCTGCCAGACACAGCGCGCAATTGACGGAGTAAACTACAATCTGGCTACACAGTCATGTGATACCAGAAATACAATCCAGAACGCAACAAGGGATTTACTGGATAACAACAACAGCAACACCAGGGCCATCCTTGACTTCTTGACTCAGGACAAGATTTCCAGCCTCCAGGCAGAAAATCAGACTCTTAGGTTCCAGGCAAGCCAGACTGCCCAGAACGGCTTTATTGATGCAGTTGGTAACACTATCGTTGCACAGCTTCGTCAGCCGCAGCCTGTACCGTCTTACACGGTCCCTGCACCATATCCATACGCATCTAACTGCGGTTGTGGATGCAACAATGGATGCGGATGCTAAATCGGAACGAGCAGTTTTACGATAATCTTGCCCTATATGCAACAGCATTACAAATGATTGATGTGTTTTTGCTTTTAGGAGAAGCTTCCAATAATGATATTATGGAAGCGCTTCAACAGCAAAATAAAGAATACATGGAAAAGATTATCGACCAGAACAACCGCATATTGCGTATCTTGTCCGAAAAGGACATGTCTACTGAATAGTAGTATTACACACATGGAGGGGTAGGCACAGGCTTGCCCTTCTGTGCATATAAGGAGGAATTATTATGGCAGATTTTGTAACTGCTGGTACACAGACCGTTGAAGTCAATGCAAGTGTTTTGTTTGCAGCAAACCGGATATATTCTTGCAATTGTCCAAACATAAGACATGAGCCACTTTCTGGGAGAGTAGTTTTACTTCCTGGCCTGTACCGTGTAGGCTTTAACGGAAACTTTTCCGCAGCCGCAGCAGGTGACGTTATTTTTGAAGTGCAGCAGGACGGCGAAGGCATCCCCGGTGCAAGAATCCAGAACACAGTTGCCGCCGGCGCAACAATCAATGGAGCAGCAACTGCAGAAGTACGAGTGTGCAAGCCATGTTGTGCTACCCTGTCGGTGAAAAACGTTGGAACCGCAGCGGCGACAGTATCAGACGCTAACCTTGTTGTTAGCAGAATAGGTTAAGGAGGTAAGGCTATGAGTTATAAATTAATGCAAAAAATCCACGAAGAGCTGGACAATATTGCGGAGAAGGGCCTTAACACCAGCAACCTTGAAAACGCATACAAACTGATTGACATGTGGAAAGACATGGAGAATGTGGAGTACTGGAAGTGCAAAGAAGAGTACTACAATCAGGTAATGGACGAAATGGACGGCGGAGAATACAGCGAAGCGCGTCGCAAGCGCGACAGCATGGGACGTTATAGCCGTGCTGATGGAATGTCACAGGACTATGATAATGACAGCTCATATCGCGGCACACGCGGAAAACATTACGTCAGAGGACACTACAGCCGTGCGACCGGTCCGGCCTATGATGACTACATGAATCAGAAGCAGAGCTACAGAAGTGGTGGAAAAGATGAAGATTGCAAGCGCCGTATGCTTGCAGCCTTGGAAGAGCATATGGACGAACTGACAGAAGAGTTAGGCGAAATGTCGAAAGATGCTGACTGCCGGGAAGAAAGAGAAACCATGAAGAGATATATTGAGAAGTTACGCAATATGGTGTAACACATTGGCGGTAGGAAAAATCCTGCCGCCTTTGAAAAATGTGGGGACGATTATTATTTGCGAATACGGTAAAATGGGAGTAGGAATAAGCAGAAAGGGTGAAAAAAGGGTGAAAACATGGTAAAAGACAGTTGGGTGTACTGCCCTATATGTAACAATAAAACTCGGACTAAAATACGACCAGATACGGTTGCGAAAAACCTTCCCGTATTTTGCCCTGTATGCAAGAATACATCCATAATGAATATTGCAAAAGGAAAAGCAAGTGATTTAGATAAAAGTGGTTTATCACCTGCAACATAACTTTAGAGCCAGACGCCAGACGCAGAGCCAAACAGATGCAAGAGTTTGTTTGGCTCTTTCTTTATATTGACCTCCCTCCTATAGCACATGTCCTTAAAAGAAACAGGTTCTAGCGCATAGCGTGAACAGCCTGGAGGTTGAAAAGCGGATGCAATTTCCGGCATGTGCGTTTTTGGACAAGTCAAGTCCTACAAAATGGCAACCGTTGGTGGACGGTTACACACCTACAAATAACCTAATAACGGAAAAGGAGAATCATCAATGAAAACCGAAGAATTAAAAGCACAGGGATTGACAGAGGAACAGATATCTTTTGTCATGGCTGAAAATGGGAAAGACCTCAAAAAGTTGCAGAAAGAAAACGACAATCTGAGCGCGGACCGGGATACCTGGAAAGAAAAAGCAGAAGCAGCAGAAGCAACGCTGAAAGGCTTTGAAGGGGTTGACCTGGAGACGATGCAGAGGGAAATATCTGACTGGAAACAGAAAGCTACGGAAGCCGAGAAAAAAGCCCAGGAGCAGCTTTACGCGCGTGACTTTTCGGACGCTCTGAAAACGGAATTTGAGGGTATTAAGTTTTCCAGCGAAGCGGCTAAACGTGCAATTATGGCAGAAGTAAAAGAGGCCGGTTTAAAACTGAAAGATGGTAAAATTCTGGGGCTGAATGACCTTTTGTCTCAAATGAAAGAAAAAGATGCTTCGGCTTTTGTTGATGATGCACAGCAGCAGGTACAGCAGAACATGGCGAGGTTTACCGCACCAGTAGGTAAGCAGAATACGCCAGGAACTATGACACGAAAGGATATTGAAGCGATTAAAGACCCGTCTGAGCGCCAGTCTGCAATCGCCAGTAACCTACATTTATTCGGTAAAGGAGAACAGTAATGGCAGCAAAAGCCAATATAATCACAAGCGCGGACATACAGGTAACAGCGCGAGAAATTGATTTTGTGACCCGGTTTGAACGGAACTGGCAGCACCTCCGGGATATCCTGGGGATTATGCGTCCTATCAAGAAAACACCGGGCGCGGTGCTGAAAAGCAAATATGCAGAAGGAACTTTACAGAGCGGTGCTGTAGGCGAAGGAGAGGAAATCCCTTACAGCAAATTTACGGTAAAGGAAAAGACATATGCGGAGATGACCATAGAGAAGTATGCAAAGGCCGTTTCCATTGAAGCAATTAAAGACCACGGCTATGAAAATGCCGTTCAGATGACAGACGATGAATTTTTGTTCCAGCTTCAGTCGAATGTAACAGAACGATTCTATACATATCTGAATACTGGTACACTTACTGGAACGGAAACTACATTCCAGATGGCCCTTGCTATGGCAAAAGGAATGGTAGAAAACAAATTCAAGCAGATGCACCGGAATGTTACAGGTGTGGTTGGATTTGTAAATATTCTGGATGTTTATCAGTACTTGGGCGCAGCTGAAATCACCGTGCAGAATCAGTTTGGTTTCCAGTATCTTAAGGATTTCATGGGATTCAACACAATCTTCCTGCTGTCCGATTCGGAGATTGCAAGAGGAAAGGTAATAGCTACACCGGTGGAAAACATTGTAATGTACTATGTGGACCCAAATGAGAGCGATTTTGCACGGGCGGGTCTTGTATATACCACTGGAGCCGGGGAGACAAACCTTATCGGATTCCATACGCAGGGAAATTACAATACCGCTGTTTCCGAAGCATTTGCAATCATGGGACTTACCTTGTTTGCAGAATATATTGACGGAATCGCAGTTGTTGATATTACTGATAATCCCGTTCTTGGAACACTGACGGTAACTTCTTCGGCCGGAAGCACATCAGGAAACACAAAATTAACCGTTGAACCTCCCCTCGAAACAGGACACATGTACAAGTACAAAGTGGCAACTGATTCCGCTCCAGAAGTGAAATATGGTCAGAATGTAAAGACGTGGACAGCATGGGACGGTAAATCTGATATCAAGGCAACGACCGGGAATCATATCACAGTAGTTGAGTGTGACAATACCTATAAGGCGTTGAAATCTGGAAATGACGATGTAACGTCTCACTCTTAAAGAAAGGAGAATCCGGCATGGCATATGCAGACTATGAGTTTTACACAACAAAATACTACGGCAGTTCCATACCGGATTCCCAATCATTTGATAAGCAGGCAGAACGGGCAAGCGACTTCCTTGATAAAATAACATTTGACAGATTGGTTGACGGCCTCCCAGATAATGAACGAGTGCAAACCAAAATCAAGAAAGCCGTATGTGCATTAGCTGATAAACTGTATGGTTTGGAACTGGCAGAAAAACAGGCGCTATCTGCCGCCGCGGGAAGTATAACCAGCGGGACCGGCGGCGCAACCACAGGCGTTATCACGTCAAAGTCATCCGGTTCCGAATCAATCAGCTATGCATCCCCGTCAGAAATAGCTAACGGAGCTAAAGCCTGGAGTGATATATATTCTGCGGCGGGGAATAAACAGGAAACAAATAATCCCCTGTATGATACTGCAAAGGTGTATCTGATGGGAGTAAGAGATAATAATGGCGTTCCATTGCTGTACGCCGGAATGGGGTAGATATGGATATAACGACATTGGGAACATGTGTGGCTATTGTGGCTTTAAGCTATGTGGTTGGTCTTGGATGCAAAGCGGCAAAGAAGATACCGGACGAATGGATACCGGTCATTATGGCTGTTGTGGGTGGCGTTCTGGGAGCGCTTGGTATGGGAACTATACCAGATTTCCCGGCATCGGACTATATCACGGCTGTGGCGGTCGGTGCTGTGTCTGGTCTGGCAGCTACAGGCGTTAACCAGATGTATAAGCAGATGAATAAATAACGGAGGGGATACCTTATGTACAATGCCACGGTGACAGTTTTTAATTACTACGAATCATCCACAACTGGCGTTGGTATTTGGTATCCCCATGTATTATCAGGCGTTGACCTTAATACCGACAAAGGCGCAATACTAAAAAAGTATGGGCCAGACAGCACGGATAATGCCGAATTACACATAGCTTATGAATTACAGGATGGTAAACAAATAATCCGTGATACTGACGGTAAAGAATTGCCGTGGCTTCCTCCGAAGGAGTGGATGAGACAGGTAAATGATTTGCTGGACGATACCATTACCTTTGATGCATCGGATAATTGCTTTTTCTGGGAAGGGGTATGGGATAACGGCCCGGTAAACGATGAAGATTATCGTGAAGGTTTTTATGCTTATATGAATAATCGGTATGACTTCGTATATTTGGTATCCTCTGTTGGAGGTCCATACTCTGTGATTCCTCACTTTGAGATATTGGGGAAATAATATGGCGAGCAAAACAACACATTTTAAAGGCTTTTCCGTTGTTGATGGAGAGATAAAGATTACGCTCAAATTATCCCGGTTTGATAAACAATTTCAGCATGCTCAATATGAACTTGACGGAAATGTAATGAATAGTATGGTTCCTTTTATGCCTATGATTACAGGCGATTTTGTGGATGTTACCAGGTCCGCAAGTGCTGCAATACAAGGGATTGGAAAAGTGTATGCTGCCTATGGACCTGCTGGTCGTTTTTTATATCAGGGTAAAACTATGGTTAGCGTTGTTACTGGTAGTACCTGGGCTACAAAGGGTACTAAAAAGGTATTAGTAAGCCAATATGGAGGAAAAACCAAAGCAAAAGAGGATTTACAGTATACAAAAACAGCGCATCCTAAGGCGCAGGCTAAATGGTTTGATGCAGCCAAAAAAGCAGACGGTAAATCATGGATAAAGCAAGCCAAGAAAACGGCTGGAGGTGGAAAACGTGGGTGATGAACGAAAACCAATCGGGAAAGATGCAAGCGGTTATGATGTATTAACGACCGCGGTAAAGGCGTTGCTTAATCAATTCCCAGGTTTATATGAATATGAAGCTGTTAAATTTGAAGAACTAGAAAAAGATTACGGAATTGCATTTTCGGCAGATAACGGAGCTTTAATCTTTTCTGAAACAGAGGACGTGATTGGAGGAGTTCACCAGACCTGCCAGTATCCTTTCTATATTATATACCGTACATCATCCACAAAAGAGCGCCAGAAAATGAGCATACAGGAATTTCTTGATACATTTGGAAAGTGGTTATGCCGGGAGCCGGTTGTGATTGATGTGAGTGAGCAACGATTATCAAATTATCCCACATTATCCCAGGGAAGGAAGATAACCAAAGTTACCCGTGATAACTCTTATGGCCTGGAACCGCAGGAAAGTGGTGTGCAGGATTGGATACTTCCGGTATCGATAGAATATAAATATGATTTTGAAAGATGGTAGAGCCAGACGCTAAGACGCAGAGCCTTAAGCTATGGCTCTATTTTTTTATCATGAAAGGAGAAAATCAGTGGCGACATGGACATACGCCGAAGGAGAGGCAAAAAGAAAAGATTTTATGGTGTTTTGGGTAACAGATGGTAATGCATCAACAATCAAAAAAGACACCATTGAGATTATCGGAAAAGGTGTAGAAGATATGCCTATTTCAATGAATCCAGAAACAGAAGAAAGTCAGGATGTGCTTGGAAACAATAACTATGATATTACCGGATACGCAGAGAGCATGACGGTAGACCCAACCAACATATCAGGGGAAAATAAGTACTCTCAGAAGATTGATACCTTAATGGAAGAGAGGGCAACGTTGTCTGATTTGCGTTTGAAGTATCTTTGCGTAAAACGATACAAAACCGACAGTACCGGAAAGATGCGTGCCTGGGTACAGGATGGCGTGGTCGAGTTGGGAGATTTTGCCGGAGGACTTAAAGGCGTTTCGGCAACCCATACAGTCCATTACGTAGGAGATAGGACGCTTGGAGCAGTGGACCCGTCAACTATGACATTTACCGCAGACAGCGCAGAACCTGCATCATTATCAGAATAATGGAGGAAACAAGAATGCCTAATATACCAATAAAAATCGAAAGTCCGGTTAAATATTATGATTTCACAGACCAGCACGGAGATATACTGGCAACTCTGAAATTTGTCCCGTCAGACCTTGACATATTCGAACGGCAGCAGAATGTGTATAAAGCATTTGAGGATATGTGGAGGGAATTAAAAGAAACTCTCGATAGCAAGAAAAAAGAAGAACTCTCATTAGAGACAATCAACAGATATGCAAAGTCTTTGCAAGATAAATTTGATTATCTGTTTAATGCGGATACTTCTGGCTTCTTCAAAATCGCCAGTCCATTTACTCCTATGGAAAACGGCGACCCTTGGGCGCTGGTAATCCTTGAAAGTGTCAAAAAAATCATAGAGCAGGAAACTGGTAAGAATTTTACGGAAATGGAAAGTAAGGCCGGAAAATATACACAAGAGTATAATGCCGGTCCGGGAAAATACCCATTTCCCGTAAAATGAATGCGGCGTGGACCCTCCCATATTCTCTCTCTGTTAATGGGGTAAATTATGAAATTCGTGAGGACTTCCGGGCAATATTAGATATTTTATCAGCTTTTGCAGATGAAGAATTATCTGACCCAGAGAAAACACAAGCAATGCTTGAAATTCTTTACTGGCCCATTATCCCGCCTCCGCAGGATTTGACAGAAGCGGCAGAAAAAGCATTATGGTTTATCGACTGTGGTGTGGTGCATGAAGATACTCCATCACCGCGTGTAATTGACTGGGAACAGGACGCAGGAATTATTTTCCCGGCGATTAACAGAATTGCAGGGTTTGAAACACGCGGATGCCAGATAATCCATTGGTGGACTTTCTACGGATGGTTCATGGAAATTGGGGACGGATTGTTTTCTCAGGTCCTTTCTATCCGGCAGAAACTGTCAAAAGGGAAGCGCTTAGAAAAGTGGGAGCAGGAGTTTTTACAGAACAATAAAAAGCTATGTGAACTTGAAAAATCCACTGACAAATCTAAAGAAGAATTTGATTATTTTGCAGAGTTGCTAAAGTGAGGTGATGTTTTTGGCAGCAGACGGAAGCGTGATTATTGATACAAAATTCAATACTGATGGTGTTGAAATTGGAGCCAAAGATATAGAAAACACTCTTAGAAAGTCTGCGGATGCAATTGGTTCGTATGATAAAAGTGTTCAGGATTATGTTGATAATTATGTTTCCAACATGGAAGCAGCAACTAAATCAAACAACGAATTCCGAAGAGAAATTGAAACCTTAAAAAAAAATCTCAAAGATTTGGAAGGCAAGGGCCTATACTTTGGCGATGAAGAATATGACAATACATATTTAAAGTTGCAGAAAGTACAACAAGCTCTTAAAGATTATAAAAAAGAATTAATAAGCCCTACACCCAATGCGCTCCCATTGGATATATCGACCCTTGAAGGACAGATTGATAAACTGGCACTTGATTTGCAACGGCTTAAAGACCGCGGGAAAACATTTGGAGATGAAACTTTTGATTCTACATATAAAGCATTTCAAAAAGCCAACCAGGAATTAAAAGATTACAAAAACCAGTTGGTTAAACCAGTACAAATCCCAGTAGACATTGATTCGATGCAGGGAAAAATCAACGCATTAAAATCACAGTTGGATGACCTTGGAAAACAGGGTAAGACATTTGGGGATGCAACATTTGATTCGACTTATCAAGCGTTTCAAAAAGCAAACGAAGAATTAAAGGCTTATAAAAGCCAGCTTGTTAAACCGGTTGAAATACCTGTGGAGATATCTGCCGAAAGTATGCAAGGGCAGATTAATACTTTAAAGGCTCAGCTTGATACATTAAGTAAACAGGGCAGGACATTTGGTGATATAGAATATGACCAGACAGCCCTAGCGTTAAAACGTGCTGAACAGGCGTTAGTGGATTATAAAAACGAACTGTTTAAAACCGATGCGCAGCGAGAAAAGGAAGCAGAATCAGCCAGAAAACAAGCCGAACAGCAAGCAAAATTAAATCAGAAGCTTGAAGAAGCAAAACAAAAAGAGGCGGCTGCGGCTGCGGAATCTGCAAGGCTTGCAGAAATCGGACAAAATGCAAAGATATCCAATCCGCTTGTGGTAAAACTTAGGGAAGAAATCGAAAGGCTCACCTTACGCCAAAAGGATTTAGAAAAGGCTGGACTTGGACCAGGATATAAAGAGTATGATACTGTTACTGCAACGATAAAAAAACTAAATGCCGCATTGACCAAATATACAACCGGAACTAAAAAAGCAGGAAAAGAAACTAAAAAGTTAAATACGGGATTGAAAAATACCGAAAAATCATCCAGAGGCGCAAGGATGGGAATAGGTCGTATGCTTGCAACCTCTATCCTGTTTAGCACCGTATTCCGTGCAATATCAGCAGTAACAGGCGGCCTTAAAGAAGGTATGGATAATCTGTCCCAGTATTCAGATGATACCAATAAAGCGTTATCCATGCTGATGTCCAGTATGACCCAGCTTAAAAACTCTTTTGGCACAGCCTTTTCCCCGTTGGTGGAATACGCAGCTCCGGCCCTGGCACAGTTTATCAATTTGCTATCCCAGGCCGTCACCTGGACGGCGCAACTGCTGGCGGCATTAACTGGTAAGGATACATTTGTCAAGGCGGTTAAGGTCCAGCAGGATTACGCGGATAGTCTGGATAAGACCAAAGACGAAACCAAGGATGCAGCCAAAGAAACAGAAAAGGCATTAGCACCATTTGATAAGCTGATACAGATAACAACAGGAAAGAAAAAAAGCGAAGATAAGAACGAGCTTAAACCAGAGGATATGTTTACCACGGAAGAAGTATCCAATGATATTAAGCTACAGGCAGAGGCTATAAAGAATACGCTTGGAAAACTGTTCGACCCGCTTAAGGAATCGTGGCTTGAAAATGGCCCACAGGTAATGAGTTCGCTGCAAAATACATTTTCTGCCATCAGGCAACTTGCAAGTGATGTAGGTGCATCATTCATGCAGGTATGGAATGTAGAAGGATATGGGAAAGCAATCACAGATGATTTACTAATCACTTTTGCAAATTTAGTTGATACGGTCGGAAATTTAGTCACCAATTTTGATAAGGCATGGGTATCCGGGGATACTGGAACAAACATTTTAAGGCACCTTGGGGATATTATTCTTGAAATAACAGGATTTTTTCGTCAAGCATCAGAAAGTTTAAAACAATGGTCTGCGGATTTGGATTTTTCACCTTTGCTGGAAAGCTTTGACAGGATTTTGATTGCTGTAAAACCTATTGTATCAGATGTTGGAAACTTGATATTGTGGTTTCTTAACAATGTACTACTTCCAATTTCAAAATGGGGAGTAGAGCAAGCGTTGCCAACTGTATTTGATTTAATTGCAGCAGCCCTGAAAGCAATACATAGTGTGATTGATGCACTGAAGCCATTGGGAATATGGTTATGGGAAGAATTTTTACAGCCATTAGGAGAGTGGACCGGAGCAGTTATCATAGCTGCATTAGAAAAAGTTGTTGAATGGTTGACTAAATTTTCGGATTGGGTAAGTCAAAATCAGACATTGGTAGAAAATATTACACTTGCAGTGCTGGCATTTTTTGCAGCGTGGAAGTTTTCAGAATTTGTATTGGGAATAGGACAATTAATAAGCAATCTTGGAGGATTTTTAGCAATTGGAGAACGTGTTATTTCACTTTTAGCAAGGACTGTATCAAATATAAATCCCCTTATCCTTGCTATATCAGGCATAATATCGTTGATTGCTGTGTTGGCCAAAAACTGGAGCAACATGTCCCCAACAGAAAAAGTCATAGCAAGTATACTGGCAGCGGCTTCGGCAGTAGGAATCTTGGCGGTTGCTTTGGGCGCTTTGGCTGGTGGCGTGGGCGCTGGTGTTGTAGCTGCTTCATTAGCCGCTGGAATAGCTGCTGCTACAATAGCAATTAATGCTGGTAAGCGTGCTGCATCTGCCGGATATTCTGGTGGGTATGGGGGAAGAGGTGCCTATCCCATGTCTGCTTATGCAGCGGTTCCATATAAAATGCCGATGCTTGCAACCGGAACAGTAGTACCACCACGGGCTGGAATGTTTGCTGCTATTCTGGGAGATAACAACCGTGAAACAGAAGTGGTATCCCCTTTGTCAACTATGAAGCAAGCTCTCAAAGAAGCTTTGGCAGAGAGCAATATATCTAGCAGAAACCAGATTGCTAAAGCAGAGCTAATACTTGATGGTACAAGATTTGGTCAGCTTGTAGTCAAATTCGGAAACAACGAAAAGAATCGTGTAGGTGTAAGAATGGTAACGGAAGGAAGCGTATAATGGCACAGAATGGGAACGGAGTATTTACCATAGACGGAGTTAATCTCCGTCTATGGGTAAAATCCTTAAAGCGAAATTTTTCGGTCGCAGATAGTGAAAATTCTGGACGTTTGCAATCTTACCGGATGCACCGTGATATCATTGGTACATTTTATAATTACACCCTCGATATTGATGCAGAAAGAAGTAACCCAGCTGACTATGATACATTTTATGAAATTATCTCCGCTCCGGTTGAGTCTCATAATATGGTATTCCCATATGGCCAAGAAACCAAAGAGTTTGAAGCATACATAACGAGCGGGGATGATGATTTAAAAATCAACAAGAACGGAAAAGAAGGTGAGCGTAACCATTGGACCGGGTTATCCATTACCTTTACCGCTATGGAGCCGCAGAGGAGGCCGTGATGTGTTTTTAAAGCAATCCATATTATCTGATGCAGAACAGAATACTGAGGGATTAAAGATTGTTTATGATGACTTGGCCCCTTATGCCAAAGAAAATAGTACAGCATCCATTACAAGACCTGGATTAAGACCGAGAATAGGACTTCGTCCAGGCCCTGGTTTACATCCGCGTGGGACAATAACAGAGCAGGAATTTCCAGAATTAAAGCGAGATGATATTTCTTATCCTGGATATGCTCTATGCTTTCCACGGTTTTCTCTGCTGAATGGAAAGTATATCAATTTTCCAGATAATCCGCTTCCGTATGGATATATAAGCCCAGAAGTATCAAATGAACAAGGATTGTTCGGATATGTTAAGCAAAGCAAAGGACTTAAGCCCCAAATAGGTTTGCATCCAGGAATGTTTTTATATCCTAAATCAACAACTGAAAAGATAATTGAATCCCCCATGCTTACAGTAACCTTTAATCAAAAATTCACCAGTGTAGGATTGCTCTTTACTTTTAATATGATGTCTGGAGATTATTGTACACGAATGAGAGTAAAGTGGTACTCGGATAATAACCTCTTGTCAGATATGGAGTTTTCCCCGGATTCAGTCAGATATTTTTGTAATAATTATGTGAGAGGATATAACAAACTGGAAATAACGTTTTTGCAGACATCAAACCCCATAAGGCCAGTATTTGTTACCAGAATAGATTATGGAATATACCGTGATTTTCTGGACAACGAATTATTGGAAAGAAACTGTTTGCAAGAAATCAATGCAATATCAGAAAGCATAAGTATTAACACATTGAATTTCACGGTAAGGACAACATCCAATATACCGTTTGATTTACAGAAAAAGCAGAAACTTACTTTATATTTCAACGGTGAGCTCATAGGAAATTTTTATCTTAAAAACGGTGCCAGGAAAAACAAAACGGATTACCATATGGACGCGCATGATGCAGTGGGCGTATTGGATGGCAATGAATTCGCTGGAGGAATATATACAGGCCAGCCGGTTTCTGAAGTATTAGAGAAAATATTTGAGAATGAAGATTTTAATTATTTGTTGGATGAATCATTTTCAGATATTCCGCTTTATGGATACATACCGTATACCACAAAGAGAAACGCATTAGTATACATATGCTTTGCTATTGGAGCTATTGCAGATACAAGCAATTACGATGGAATTGTTATCTATCCGCAAGAAAATGATTTGAGTGGTGAATTTTTGAATGATGAAGTATTTTCTGGTGTTACATTGGAGCATTCTGATATTGTCACCGGAATCCGGTTAACAGTTCATACATATCAAAAATCGGATGAGGCGCAAGAACTATATAATGATACTTTGAATGGAACAGCAGAGGTTATTTTTAATGAGCCTTATCATGGTCTGGAGATAACTGGCGGCACCATTGGTCAGTCTGGTGATAACTATGCTTACATAACCGGAACCGGTGGAAATGTAATACTAACCGGAAAGAAATACAACCATCTTACAACATCAATACTTAAAGAGAATCCCGATATTGTGTTTAACAAAAATATTCGCGAAGTAACAAATGCGACGTTGGTGCACAATGGTAATGCTCAGCAAGTGCTTGAACGTGTATATGCATATTACCAGCGCGCAGAAAATGTGGTGGGGGATGTACTTATAGGAAATAAAAAACTAGGACAGAAGGTTAGGATTGATACAGATTATGATGGATACCGCAGCGGTATTATTGAGAGCTACAATTACAGCTTTTCTCCCAACGAAATTAAGGCAGAGGTAAAAATACATGAGTAAGTATTTAGAATCTCTTATTTTTGACCGTACGCAGTCAGACATAATAGAATTAACTGACAAAGCTTACATTGATTATAAAGACCTAAACCGAATCGAACAGGCGATTAAATGGGTATCTTATGTTCTCAACCAGTATGGATATAGAAATACGACAAACAACAAGCTGAATTGGAAACCTGAGGACCATAGGACGGATAAAGAAATGGAACGTCTAAGAAAAAATATAGTTGCAATAAGAAACGCGTACTATACAGGCGATAGCACTCCCCTTACCCCAGATAAGATAACATACACATCAATTTATCAGGCCAATGCCATAGAAAAAATCATTTATGATTTAGGTAATTTGATTGAAAAGTCCTATCCTGGTCCTCAGCATTTGTCGTTTAAATTGGGAACCAAAGTTCTAGGAAACAGAGGTATTAAGCTATGAATTTAAAAACAAATTTTAAAAATGACAAATTTTCTGGATTACGAAAATATAAGATGACCACAGATACGTCAACCGGCCTAACAACGCTTGAAGATAAAACAGAGTATCAGGAAATAGGAGACATTTTTTCGGCTGATGACATTAACGAAACCAATAAGGCTGTATTACAAAACAACTCAGAAATCCAAGATATCAAAGGTATAAAAAAAATTATGGTTCCTTCGGCAAATTGGAGCACATCTGTCCCCTATTCACAGACAGTTGGTGTCCCGGGAGCTAAAGAGGACATTGGGCTTATTATTGGTGGTCCATATTTAGGGGATAAACCAAGCGCAAGCGTAGCCAGAGAGAGAAAAAAGGCTTTTGGATATGTCGATAGTGCTGAGAGCGGAAATGGAATTGTCACATTATATTGCTATGGCTCTAAGCCATCAACTGATTTTCAAATTCTTGTAAAAGGGGCGGGGAACTAGTATGGCAGAATGTATACTATATAACGGCGGTATGTTTAATAATGATTATCTCACTGCAAAACCAGAAGATGTCAAATATGGACAAACTTTTATTGGTGCAGGAACAGAAAATACACAAGAAGGAACTATGCCTACTTATTACAATGTGGAACATGATTTTCCCATTAACGGAAAGTTTTCTATTCCAGAAGGGTATTTTGTTTCAATAACATTAAAACAAGATATTCCAACATTGGGAGCACAATACGTTGACCCTTCCATCAATGGAACAACGGCTGGAGTTAAAGGAACATATATGACCGGCAATGTTTTTATTGGTGGGATATCGGGGATTTCAAGCGCTGTGATAAAAAAGGGAGTTAAAATAGGTCCATATATTGGGACATTTGAGGGATGGGTTGATTAAAAATGGCTGATTGCATAATTAAAAAGAATGGAGCTAATGCAGATACAAGTGATTTAACTGCCCTTCAATCGAGCGTAAAGGCAGGAAAAATATTTTTAGGTCGTGGAAGCGATGATGAACAAATTGGAACAATGCCGATTATACAACCTGAAAAGCATGAACTACAATTAAATCAGACGTTATCTTTAGGAGAAGGGTTTTATGAAGCTGGTAGTACAGTAACACAAAATATACCTACACTAGGTAATCAGTACGTTGTTCCAAGCGCGGATTTGCAAACAGTAGATACAGCTGGTAAATATATGTCAGGCGATGTTTTTGTTGAAAGACTACCGAATCTTATTGCATCAAATATAAAAAAGAATGTAGTCATTAGGGTAGGAGATACAACTATTGTAGGAACTTACGAAGGATATGAAAATGACGACCCATATACGCCATATTACAATGGTGTGTTTGCTCCAGGACAATCAATAAGCTCGTTTCCTTCCTTTGGGCGCAAAGGAGGAGCGTACTACAAAGGGGACGTGACATTTGGCCGGGATAACATTCATCTTGAGAATCCTCTTAGCACAGATTATGTAACAACAGCAATTGTATTTAATGTTCCTCTCAATTTTGATAATATCAATCGAATAACGTTAAAATATTCCCTCGCCAATGCATCTGGTGGTTGTGAAATGGTGCTGGCTACTGGATATGTTAGTGATTATATATATATGAGAGATTCTAGTGGCTCTGGAAAGGATTATAATGATGGACTAGGAGATTATTGGAGGAGAGAAATACCAAATACATCAGGCAATTTAAAAACGAATAGTTTTGATGTATCCAATATTACTGGAACACGATTTATATATATATCACTTTTTATGCGCACTACAGCAAGTACATCAGTTGTCAATATGACATTAAGGGAATTAAAATGCAGCATATAGGAGGAGAGCATGGCAATAAATGATTTAGAAAAAATGGACAACTATAATCCAACTAATTATGTAAATAATTCTGAACCGGATATTGATGCTGAACATCTTAATAAAACAGAAAATAAACTGGAAGAAACTGTTGAAAAAGCTAATGAAATAATTGATACACTAAAAGCATTAATTTCAACCGTTCAAACAAATTCACAAACCACAGTTCCGTCATCTTCGCTGGTCTATTCGATGCAGCAAGCAATCACAAAAAATACGGATGATATTGCTACTGCAAATAGCAATTTAGCAAAAACTAATGCAAAGGTGACTTTAAACGGCGTCAAGAACATTAATGGTTTTACAGCCGTGTATTCTGACCGAACTGACCGGGCATTCCAGCTATATTATGATAACGGTGAGATTGCGTCAATCGCATTTAACAACACCGGTATCTGGTATGATTTTTATGACGGACGAAACTGGAAGCAGGTTTGGAAATTTAATAAGCCATCATAATAATCATTTTGTGCTGAAGGCATATAGGTTCGTAAGGTTTGGAACTTGACTGTTATAACCAATAAATCGTACGGTATCACCTTTACGCACAGAAAACCATATAGGCATTGACGAATTGACTGTGACATCATTATTGACCCAAAAAATATTTATCCCATTTATAAGTACATTACAACCCTGAGCTGAGATGTTAAAACCAATGGAACCACAAACTATACAATCCTCTGTAGCTGCCCAACTTGTACCGTTAGCAAACCCATCTTTAATTTTTTTGCTGGTGTCTATGTATGGTAAATTGCTATTTTATAATATAAAAACATACCCATGAAAGGAGTAAAATGAACCAATTAAAACTATCAAACAACACAAAATACGACTTAATAACAAACGGGGTGGAAGAATCAGGAGATTACCTAACCCTTTCGTTTCTTCCCGGCCTAGACAGTTTTGAAACAGTAGAAGTAGAATTCAATGCGACAAACACAGAAAAAATTTACATACTTGGTTTGAATGGTCAGCCGATGGAAGTAAAAACAGGATTTACCCGGTTGGTGGAGATGCAAAAGAAAATGGATTATGCCATATCCTATGAAACAGTAAATACCGGAACCGAAGAAGCGCCGAATTATGAAACCAAGGAAGTGAAGGATACCGTTATGGTAGTTAAACTTCGTAGGCCAGATATCCGGGATACAGTACAGACCTTGCAAGATACAGTGGATGCAATGATTTTAAGTCAGTTGGAGGTGTAATATGTATACAACATTAAAAAGGCTATATAACAATGGTAAAGGGCCATTAACGCTTTCCGAACTCAACCGGGCTGTGTCAATTGGATGGATTACAGAGCAGCAGAAAAACAGCATAATTGGAGGATGATTATGAGAGATATCACATTGTGCCATCCACGCTTACAGCTTTTAGCAGGTCAATTGGTGGACGAATGCAATAAACAGGGATTAAAAATTAAAATAGGTGAGACACTGCGGACCGTGGCAGAACAGGATGCTTTATACGCTCAGGGTAGGACTAAACCGGGTAACATTGTAACTAATGCTCCTGGCAGCAGCTACAGCTCCTATCATCAATGGGGAACGGCTTTTGATATATTCCGCAATGATGGCGCTGGAGCCTATAACGAAATAGGCGGCTTCTTTAACCGTGTAGGTGCTATTGGCGTATCTATCGGTCTTGAATGGGGAGGAAACTGGAAGTCTCCTGTGGACAAGCCACATTTTCAACTTCCTGATTGGGGCAGCTCCACCAGTGGTATCAAGAAATTGTACCAAAATCCAGAACAATTCATGAAAACCTGGACTGAGCAGGAGCGCACTGGGTGGATTAAGGATAATAATGGTTGGTGGTACCGCAGACCAGATGGAACTTACCCGGCTAATAAGTGGTGTGTCATAAATCACCATTGGTACTTATTTAATAAGGATGGTTATGCCTGCACCAGCTGGCACCGCTGGAATGGCACCGTGTGCGACCCGGAGGACGGCTCAGGAGACTGGTACTATTTCGACCCGACACCGAATGGACTGCTGGAGGGAGCCTGCTGGCATAGCCAGGATAATGGCGCCCAGCAAATCTGGTACATAGAGGATTCTAATTCAATATAAAAGCGCCAGATTTTTACACTGACGCTTCTATAAATAGTATACCATCTTCGGAAATATGCAACACGATATGCAACACGGAGCCTGGAAACCGCATAAAACCGTTGTATTTTACGGGTCCGATTCCCGTCAGCAGCTTTTCCATAAAACCTTGTAGATACGGGAAAAACAACGTATTTACAAGGTTTTTTCATGTTTTTAAACATCACTTCCTCTGCTTATCACGGAGGAATATACTATAATTTTTATGATATATGCAACACGATGCAACACGAAAAATATGCCGTTTTATTACATACTGTTCAATTTTTCAAAGTGCTTATTAATTTTTTTATTTTGCCGGACGGTTTCAGAGTCAATTGCATTTCTGTATACGGTTTTCATAATATTATCGCTGGCCCATCCTCCCCGCTGCAAAATATATTGGTCCGGTATCCCTATAGCGTGCATAATGGATGCGGCATAATGCCGTAGGTCGTGAAAGCGGAAATGGGGTATGTCAATCTTTTTGAGTACTCGCCCGAATCGGTGTGTGATGTAATCCGGGTTCATATCAACCAGCTTTCCTTTTTTTTCAGATATCCGGTCAATTACAAATGCTGGCATTTCTACATCCCGTGTACTATCATCCGTCTTTGGCTGTTTGATGTACCATTGATTGTCTGGCCCCTTGACCATATTATCTCTTACATGGATAATTTTTCCATCCACGTCCTTATCGGTTAGAGCGCTTATCTCCCCTCTCCTAAGTGGACCAAACGCAGCCAGTAATACAGCTATCTCCAAATCAGTGCCTTTAATAGCGTCCAGCAACTTTTTAATATCATTGTCATTTGGGCAATATAAGTTAGGACGTTTTTTCTGCGGCAGTTTAACGTTTAAAGTTAATTCGGGTGCAAACATTTCCAGCGTTGGAGATAACAGACCATAGGCATTTCTCACCGTCTTTGGAGATAATTTTTTTGCAGCTAAATTACTTACCCATATTTGTACAGCTGGACTTGTCAGTTCAGAAAGCTTTTTTTGGCCAAATGCGCCGCCGAAATACTGTCTTTGTAGACCAGTGTACCCTCTAAGCGTAGAAGGGCTTAAAACACCGCTCTTGGCGCTTAAATAGCGTTCAATAGCATCATTAACTGTAATATCTTCTTCGTCCTCTTCCGGTACGTTGTATTGTTCTATGGGCTTGTCCTTCATATCTAATTTCCATCTAGCTGCCATTTCTTGTGCGATTTTTCGTGATGGGGCAACAAAACTTTTGTAATGTCGTTTACCTTTTTCATCCGTATATAAGTATAATTGTACGCGGATATTTTTGGATGGTAGTTCTCCTTTTTTCTTTTTCGGGGCTTTTGTAGTCACTTCTCTTTCCTCCTTCAATTGATTTTCCTAAAAATAGGTATAAAAAATACAGCTCCGCAAATATCTTGCAAAGCCGCCCCGAAGATGGTACAATATAGGTGCGAATTATAGTGCATATCTTCGGGTATGTAGGCCGGTTCCTGTTGGCGCAGGGGCCGGTTTTTACTTATTTCAAACCAAATTGGGCTTTTGAAGTCAATTTTCCATTTGTAAAATACATCGTTGCATTAGCTCCTGATGAATCATCTCCATACCATATGTATGCGGTAGAATTAATGTCTAAAATATTAGTTTCTGCCATAGGTTCTCCTTCTCCACCAATTATATTTACACATTCTTGGTATGTCATTCCAGTAGTACATTGATTATATTCATTCAGTGTTATGTGATAACTGTAAGTGCGTGGCCATGATGAAAATATCCCAATGCCCCATAAAGTTATAAATAAAACCGTAAGTATAATTCGCATTGATTTTGTGCCTTTTTTGTAATACCACATTAAAAACAAACCTAAAGGCATACAACAAATAAAAAGCATTAGAAGATAAAACCAATCCTTTTGATAGAATTTATAATCTTCAGTAGAATGTTCAATAATTTCTAATTCTGGATTATTTTCTTGTATTAGTTCAATAGTTCTTCTTATTTTATCATTTGCTTTATGATTAAAGTCAAAACGTTTTACATTATTTGAATCATAAACAAAATCCAGATATCCACCACCTACGCCAATTTGAAAATAGCAATACTCAATTTTTTTTAAATCTGAGTAAGAAATTTTTGTAGAATTTCCAAACAAGTCTATAATTTTAGAATCCTTTTTTCCTACAAATAACTCTTGCGAAGCGCCCTTAATGCTCATGAACATCCTCCGTAATGTGCATCAGACTCAATATCTTGTACATCATCTTTTTCAAAATCATTTCCCTCTAAGTGCCTCATAACATGCCAGAACCTCTGTCTTTGAGATTCTCTGGTTGCATTTTTATCTAAAAATATAGTAACGGTTCCATCCTCATTAGGCGTTACGGCTTCATGTACTTTTCCAGATGGAAAGCTAATCAATTGGACGTTGTAGTCAATCGACATTGCCTCGTTCCTTTCTTTTCAAAGCTAAAAGCATACTATGAACAGTTTCTAAATCTTCCGGCTCTGCATCTTTAGCAGCATCAAATAATAATCTCAACTCCTTATTTTCAAAAATATCCTGGGCAATAGCAGCAGTTTCCTCATTGATGTAATATTTATTTCGTTCTTTTACCTCCTTATCATAAAAATCAGTTATTGGAATATTAAAGTAATCTGATATCTTTTTGACTCTTTCCATACTGGGTTTACTTGTTTCTATTTTGCATAAAGACCCCTTAGCAAACCCTAAAGCCTTTTCGGCTCCAGTGACAGTTACTCCCTTTTCCTTACATAATCTTTTGATATCTTGATAAGTAATCACGTATATTCGTCCTTTCTAATAAAAGTTGAAAAAAATACGCAAATACTATTGACATATTGAAAATATAACGTATAATATAATTATGACGTTGAAAAAAATACGCAAAGACAATATGCCGTTGAAAATAGTATTTAGTTTGTTTGTGGTAATTCAAATTATAGAATATTTTCAACCTAATGTCAATACATAATGCGTAATATTTTCAGCAGAAAGGAGGATGGATTTATTTGATTTATAACAACGTCAAGGAAATATGCGACAAAAGGAAGATTTCTATAACTAGAATGGAAAGTGAATTAGGTTTTTCCAGAGGAAGTATTTGCAAATGGAATGATACGGACCCGGGAGTGAGTAAGGTAAAGAAAGTTGCAGATTATTTAAAAGTTAAAATTGACAAGCTAATTTCTTAGCGTAGGAGGTTTAATGGAAGAAATTATAAAAATCAATTACGATGCTGAACAGCCGACAGTATCGGCAAGAGAGTTGCATGAGGGACTGGAAATTAAGAGCAACTTCACGACATGGTTTGACCGTATGTGTGAGTATGGTTTTGAAGCTGAAAAAGACTTTTTTCCAAAAATGGAAGAAAGTACAGGAGGTAGGCCGGCAACAGATTTTGAGATTTCCGTAGACATGGCAAAACAGATTTGTATGATACAACGTTCCGAAAAAGGCAGACAGTACCGCCAGTATTTCCTTGACTTAGAGAAAGCATGGAATACACCGGAACAGGTCATGGCTAGGGCTTTGAAAATGGCTGGAAAGACCATTGACAAACTAAAATCACAAAACACTGTACTCTTAGAGGATGTACAACGCATGAAGCCTAAAGAGATATTTGCCGATGCTGTGGCAACTAGTCATACATCAATCCTTATTGGTGACTTGGCGAAGCTGATTAAACAAAACGGCGTAGATATCGGACAGAAAAGGTTATTTTCTTGGTTGAGAGATAATGGCTATCTGATTAAACGGAATGGTTCTGAATGGAATATGCCAACACAACGCAGTATGGAGGCAGGATTGTTTGAGGTGAAGGAAAGTACAGTGAATAATCCTGATGGCTCCGTAAGAATAAACAAGACCACCAAAGTTACTGGAAAAGGTCAGCAGTATTTTATCAACAAGTTTTTAAGGAGGGAAAATGGAAGAAATCAGTAAAGTATTACAAAATAACCTTGGGCTTCTTAACTTGTTTAAGGTTGCGATTACATGCAACAAAGCGCAGATTGTAAAGGCTGTTAAATTTCTTGATGATTCCAGGCGCTCTAACAATCGTATTTCTTAAAGGAGGTGAAAGATGATGAATGGACCAAAGTTTAGATTGGTGAGCGATGGAAAACATACCTATTTTGAATTATGTGGAAAATCTATAGGGAAAGGTATTTCATCCGTTTCTTATGTTCATGAAGCAGGTAGGAATCCAGAAATTGCCATGTCTTTTAACTTGAATGATTTTGAATTTTTGGAAGATGGTAAGGTTGATAGGGTAACAAATACTCTGATTGGAGTAGAGCCGCCCGACAAGACGGCTCTTAGGAATTAATTGGTTGCCTTTTCGTATCCGGCAGACGTTAATTCTATTGAAGCTATAACATCATTTCGGCAAATGATATATCCATATG